AAAGATATATTTAATCAAGGGTACAACTTTAAAGGAGCAGCATCTAGAAATAGAGAAAGTATACTTAAACTATCATTAGAGGTTCCAAATGTAGATGAATATATAACCGACTATGGTAAATTTGCAGATATAGAATCAGACGTTGAAGGTTACAAGTTTGAAGAACTTCCTCCAAGGGAACAAGTGAGGATTATTAAAAAACAAACACCATCGGTGCAACAGCATCCTATCCGGAAAGCAAAACCAAGGTTTAAACCTAATAAGCCTATACCTATAAAGACTAAAACTAACCTATATACATCTGGAGGTAGATATAAAATTAAAGGTTCTAATCAAGATTATAAAGGATTTTATCACGTTCATCCAACCAAAGGAGCAATGGAAGGAGCAGTACATACAACTGAACCACATAGACAGTTAATACCCTACCTACTTGCAGCAGAGAATAACACCACTTCAAACACAAGCTCTGGAGGAGGTTACAGCGGAGGAGGTAATAATCAAGAATTCAACATACCAGATGGTGACATCTCAGAAACAAATTATACTTCGAACAATAATAATATTTCAAGTAATAACTATTATTAGTTTGTAGCTTAAAATATTTTTCATATATTATATTAAAGGTTATAATAATGTTTTATATAGTAGAAGAAGAAGCAAAGCTTCAATCATTAGAAAAATTAGTTAGGTTAGGTTGCTATGTCGACATAATCAGTTCTAATGATAACTACCATCCTAAGTTAACTTCCACTGTAGCAATTTATATAAGATTACTACAAAGTACTCATGGTTATATAATCCCTATAAAACACGATGAAGGTTTAAATGTAGATATAAAACGTGTTATAGCTATTCTAAGTAAAGCCAATAAAGTATATACCTTAGATAAGAAAAAACTGCTCTACCATATTAATATACCTGGAGTAATTGATATAGCACTACTTTATTCAATGGTTAAATACCAAAGGTTAGAGTACGAAAGAGAAACTAATACGTTAAACTACTTTTATAATAAACATAGACTTAACAGTAATATAAATCAGATAATACCTATATCTAAATTATATGAAAGCTGTGAAAAAGTATTTAATAAAGTTAAACATGTATTAGAGTATGATATACCAGACGGATTTGAATTCTATAATCATACAGCAATATCAGTATTCTACCTTATAGAACAAAGTGGATTAGGTATACAGCACGATACTTTTGTAGAGAACTTTAATCCAAGAGAACCTGAATATAATATATATAACAAGAAAGTACTAACCTATTATAATTTATACAATGCTACTTCTAGACCTACTAATGCTTTTAATTCTGTTAATTTCGCTGCTATTCCTAAGAGTGAACAACACCGCAAATGTTTCGTTCCAACCCAAGACTATTTTGTTGAGTTCGATTTCGATGGCTATCACCTTAGGTTACTTTGCGATCAGATTGGGTACAGACTTACTGACGAATCTGCCCACAAGCAACTAGCAAAACACTATTTTGGTACAGAAAATATAACTGACGACCAATATAAAGAAGCTAAACAAATTAACTTCCAAGCAATATATGGAAAAATACCAGAAGAGCATAAAGACTTAGAAATTTTTGTACTGATACAGGAATTCATAGATAATATGTGGTCAGTCTACAAAGAAACAGGAATAGTGTGTAATCCTCAATCAGGAAAACCATTTACTACTAACCTAAAAGAGATGCATCCAGCAAAATTAATGAATTATATGATGCAATCGTTGGAAACCTCAAATAATATTCTTATATTGAAAGATATATTAAGGTACCTAGTTGATAAAAAGACTAAATTGGTACTTTATACATATGATGCTTTGCTTTTTGACTTTAGTAAGGAAGATGGTAAAGAAACATTAGAAGGTATTAAAAAAATACTAGAAAAAGATAACAAATACCCAGTAAAATTTAAATACAGTAAAGATTTAGGTTTATAAAACAGTTTAATATTTATATAAAATGCAATTAGTTACAGCACCCACGTTCGATTACGATCTCGACGCAACCTATTATAATGATGATATGAGCAATAAACTGTTTTGTACATTTTCTACAGAGGAAACTCTAGATGATGTACTTACTTCCATACAGGAGAAATATAAAATAGTATACAGTAAAATATTTGTACTTTATTCAAAAAGTCAAAACGAATACATTTGTACCTACAACGTAGATTTTGGAAATGTATCAAATTTTTTAGATAATACCATACTAGTACACAGAAAGAAAGAAACTAATACCCTATACACTATAAATGCCTTAAATACGTTAATAAAAGAACTTAACGATGGCAAGTTAGATACTTCGTATAGAGTGAACTGGTCAGATTTCAGAAACTGCATACTTCTGACCAAAGGTCCAGAATTAAGAAGAATAAATACTAAACTTTTTAATATAATAGAGTTGGAGAGTTAATATATTTTTCGTATATTGATAATAAGTTACAAATAAATAAAAATAAGTTATATGGATTTAAATGCGATCAAGGCTAAGCTAGATGCCTTAAACAACAACGGTCAGACTGGAGAAAAGACTGACTATTCAAAGATTTTTTGGAAACCGGAACTAGGGAAACAGACAGTACGTATTGTACCATCTGCTTATGACCCTGCTTTTCCTTTTAAGGAGTTAAAGTTTCACTATGGGATTGGAAAATACCCTATGGTTGCTTTATCTAACTTTGGTAAACAAGATCCTATTGAGGAATTTGTTAAGGAATTAAGAAAAACTAATGACAAAGACAATTGGTCTTTATCAGGTAAAATTAACCCTAAAACTAGAGTATTTGCTCCTGTAGTAGTTAGAGGAGAAGAAGATAAAGGAGTTAGATTATGGGGATTCGGTGTAACTATCTACAAAGCCCTTTTAGCTTTAGCTGAAGATGAAGATGTAGGTGATTTCACAGACGTAATTAACGGATGGGATTTAGTTGTAGAGCAACAACAAGGTAATCCTTACCCAACTACTACTGTACGAATTAAACCAAAACAAACACCATTATCAGATAACAATACGTTAGTAGATTCATGGTTAAAGACACAACCAAACCCTGTAGATGTTCATACTCAATATGATTATGAGTTTATCAAGAAACAATTACAGAACTACTTAAATCCTGGATCAGCAGAAGAAAATACAACTGCAACTCCTGGAGGAAATGATAATACCCTGCCAGAAAGCTTAGGTCAACAAAAAACTGACTTTACTTTGGAAACAGCTACGGCTGGCAACAAAGACACAGTTAATAAATTTGATGACTTATTCAACGAATAGATATGGCAAAAAAGAAAGAAGAAACAAAAGCACGTGCAACCGCATCTGTACAGAAATCGTTTAACTTAGGAAACTTTAAGAAGAAGAAAGGGTACTCCTCCTCATCTGTTAAGTTTAAAGAGCAAGGATGGATACCTCTTTCTAAAGCTTTTGTAGATATTACTTCGTTACCCGGCATACCTACAGGTCATATTACATTACTAAGAGGGCATAGTGATACCGGTAAGACAACAGCTTTATTAGAAGCGGCGGTAAACGCTCAAAAGATGGGGATACTACCTGTCTTTGTAATCTCAGAGATGAAATGGTCATGGGAACATGCTAAAGAGATGGGCTTGAAGTTTAACGAAGTTAAAGATGAAAATGGAAACGTTGTAGATTATGAAGGACACTTCCTCTATGCTGATAGAGGTTCATTAAACACTATTGAAGAAGTAGCAGTATACATGGCTGATTTAATGGACGAACAAGCCAAAGGTAACCTACCTTATGATATGTGTTTCTTTTGGGATTCTATTGGATCTATTCCTTGTGACTTATCGGTACGTTCTAATAAGAACAATAACGAATGGAATGCAGGAGCTATGTCTACTCAATTCGGAAACAACTTAAATCAAAAGATTCTGTTATCTAGAAAAGAGAATTCACCTTATACAAATACGTTAGTAGCTATTAATAAGGTATGGACTATGAAACCAGAGCATCCAATGGGTCAACCTAAGTTGCAGAACAAAGGAGGAATGTCTATGTGGTATGATGCAACACTAGTAGTTACTTTTGGTAATATTACTAATCCAGGTACTTCAAAAATTAAAGCTGTAAAGAACGGTCTTCAAGTAGAATTTGCTAAAAGAACGAATATACAGATTGAAAAGAACCATATTGGAGGAGTACAGTCAAGAGGAAGAGTTGTTATGACGTCCCATGGATTTATCGAAGATGATAAAAAAGCAATTGATAAGTATAGAGATGCTCATAAAGAACACTGGTTAAAACTAGTAGGTTCAGTAGACTTTGATTTAATCGAAGAAGGAGATTTAGAAGAAACACCAATATCTCCAAACCTACTAGACTAATGGCGTACGAAAACATACTCAACAATTTAAAAGAAACCCCACCCCGTGAGTTAAACGATCATATCTTGGTCGTAGATGCTATGAATATGTTAATTCGTAGTTTCTCTCTACTCAAAGCGATGAACCCATCAGGCGCCCATGTTGGCGGCTTGGTGGGCTTCCTTCGCTCATTAGGGTACGTAACGAGGATCTTTGATCCTACTAGGGTGGTAATAGTATGGGACGGTAAAGGAGGATCTGCTAACAGAAAAAATGTAGATCCAAACTATAAAGCTCAAAGAGCTACAAGCAGGATTACTCACTGGGGACTTTATGATACTAAAGAGCAAGAGATGGAAGCTCTGATAGGACAGCTACATAGAGTTCAGGATTATTTAGAGTGTTTACCTATGCAATCTATGATGTTAGAGAAATTAGAAGCAGATGATATAATAGCGTATATGGCTAAATTAGCTTCTCACTCAAACGTTAAGAAATGTACAATTATATCTTCAGATAAAGACTTTTTACAGTTAGTAGACGATACAGTAGAAGTCTATGCACCTGTCAAAAAGAAAACCTTTACACAGGATAATATAAATGCGGAATTACAAGTAATACCAGAAAACTATAATGTAGTAAAGGCATTACTAGGAGATAATTCTGATAACTTAGCAGGAGTAAAAGGATTAGGTATAAAAACTATATTATCTGAATTTCCGGATTTAATTGATAAACCTGGTACTACTCTACAGTACGTTTATGATATATGTGAAGCAAAATTAGATGAAAAGAAAGTAAAGAAAATCTTTCCTAAGATAATAATGGAATGGGATAGAGTCGAAACAAACTTTCAACTAATGGATCTACATGTAACAAGCTTAGATGACAAAGAAAAGCAGTACGTAAGAGACGTAATTAAATCACCAGTAAGTAACTTACAAACAGGTGCTTTTTTACGAATGTTAGAGCTAGACGGCATTGAAGGTATTACTAAAAATACTGAAGCATGGCTAGAGAATTTTAGAGGTTTAACTACCTACAAAAAGGAGTAAAAAAACGTAAATATAAAGCATCTTTTAGTTGCTTCTTACGTTGATTTTCATTATATTTAAATAAATAAAGGTTACAATATGACACTAAAGAGTTTACAGCAGTACGGCAAAGGATTTCAATTAAAAGTTTTAGGATCTCTACTTACAGATAAGAAGTTTCTACTTAACGTAAGAGATGTACTAAAAGAAGAATATTTTGACGCCGATTCACATAAGTGGATAATAACTCAAATTACTACATATTTTGATAAGTACCACACAACTGTTACTATGGATGTGTTAAAGGTAGAGCTACAGAAGATAGAAAATGAAATACTACAGGTAGCATTAAAGGAGGAGTTACGAAACTCTTATCAAGCATCCCAAGACGATTTAGAATACGTTCAAGAAGAGTTCCTAGGGTTTTGTAAGAACCAGGAAATGAAACACGCAATTCTTAGTTCTGCGGATCTTTTAAAGGAAGGAGATTTTGATGGAATTCGTAATATGGTAGAGAAAGCTATGAAAGCTGGAATGGATAAAAATATCGGGCATGAATACAACAAAGATATAGAGTCCAGATATAGAACAGACTATAGACCTACGATACCAACTCCTTGGCCTGTATTAAACGAAGGTATTCAAGGAGGATTTGGACCTGGAGATTTAGCTATTGTGTTCGGTAACCCTGGAGGCGGTAAGAGTTGGACTTGTGTAGCAATGGCAGCTCATGCTGT